AATGACCCTACAGTTATTTCAAAAGAATTAGACATTCCAAGAACCCGCGTTGTAACTCTTATTAACGAGTGGAAGGTTATGGCTTCTGCTAATGATGCAATCCGTGCTCGTGCCAAAGAAGCACTTGCAGCAATGGATGCACACTATGCAAGGCTAATTGGAAAATCTTACGAGGTTATTGATGAAGCCTCTCTGACTAATAATCTTGGTGCAAAAACTGCAGCAATTAAACTTGTTATGGATATTGAATCAAAACGCATTGACATGCTCCAAAAGGCTGGTCTTCTTGAGAACAAAGAACTTGCAGAAGAAATGGTTGACATTGAGCGTAGACAAGAAGTTCTTGTTGGAATCCTTAGAGACATTGCATCAGAACATCCAGACATTAGAGACCTAATTATGCAAAGGCTATCTGCTATTGCAAAAGAAGGAGAAGTGATTACAGTTGTCCACGACGTTCAATGATTTCTTAGAAGTTTTAAAAGAAAATCATTTTGTTGAGAAGCCTGTTGACGCAAAAACATTTGTTGAGTCTCCAGACTATCTTGGACAGCCACAACTATCTGATATTCAATATCAAATTGTAGAAGCGATGAGTCAGATTTATCGTAAAGAAGATCTTGTAGAAATCATGGGGGATGAAGGCGCAGCATACTTTAACAAGTATACAAAGAATGAGATTATTCTCCAACTTGGCAAGGGATCTGGAAAAGACTTCGTATCAACAGTCGCCTGTGCTTATACAGTATATAAATTACTATGTCTTAAAGATCCAGCAGTCTACTACGGAAAGCCAGCAGGAGATGCTATAGATATTATTAACGTTGCTATTAACGCTCAGCAGGCTAAGAACGTTTTCTTTAAAGGTTTTAAAAGTAAGATTGAACGCTCACCTTGGTTTGCTGGAAAGTATAATGCAAAGGCAGACTCAATTGATTTTGATAAGTCAGTAACTGTTTACTCTGGTCACTCAGAGCGTGAGTCACACGAAGGTTTAAACTTGTTCATGGCAGTCCTTGATGAGATCTCTGGCTTTGCTTCTGAAGTTGGAACTGGAAACGAACAAGGTAAGACTGCTGAAAATATATACAAAGCATTTCGTGGAACTGTAGACTCTCGTTTCCCTGACCTTGGCAAAGTAGTTTTGCTTTCTTTTCCTAGATATCAAGGTGACTTTATATCACAAAGATATGAATCAGTGATTGCTGAAAAAGAAACTATCCAGCGCAGCCATACTTTTATTATGAATGAGGACTTGCCTCATGATGATCCAGGAAACAAGTTTGAAATTTTTTGGGATGAAGATACAATAATATCATACAAGATTCCAAAAGTATTGGCATTTAAGAAACCTACATGGGAAGTAAACCCTACTCGTCAGATTGATGACTTTAAGATTGCTTTTTATACAGACCTTGCAGATGCAATGATGCGCTTTGCCTGCATGCCTACATACGCTTCAGATGCATTTTTTAAGGATAGAACTAAACTAGAAAAGGTTATGATTCTAAGAAATCCATTAGACCAGTTCAGAAGGTTTGATGTATCATTTAAACCAGATCCAGACAAAGTTTATTATATCCATGCAGACCTTGCACAAAAGCACGATAAGTGTGCGGTAGCAATAGCCCACGTAGATAAATGGGTAAATATTCAAGTAATTAAAGATTATGAGCAAGTAGCACCAATGGTTGTAGTAGATGCTGTTGCCTGGTGGGAACCAAGAGCAGAAGGTCCAGTAAACCTATCTGATGTAAAGAATTGGATTATTAATCTTCGTAGAGAAGGTTTTAATCTAGGTATGGTTTCATTTGACCGTTGGCAATCTTTTGATATTCAAAATGAGTTGCAGGCTGTTGGAATCAGAACTGAAACTGTTTCTGTTGCTAAGAAACATTATGAAGATTTAGCAATGATGATTTATGAAGAGCGTGTAGCAATTCCTATGATTCCAATATTGCTAGAAGAAATGTCTGAGTTAAAGATTATGAAGGGCAATCGTGTAGATCACCCTAGAAAAAAGTCTAAAGACTTAGCAGATGCTTTGGCTGGTGCAGTATTTGGGGCTATATCACATACCCCAAAGACTACTAATACAGTCATTGAAGTACACACTTGGTCCTCTTCTTCCGCTCAACTTGCGGAGAAACGAAGATCTATGGTAGAATTAGAACCTAAGCAAATGACGGATGACGTTCGTGATTTCTTAGACAAATTCAATCTAATATAAATTTTCTAGTCATAAGACTGGAATAAAACAAACGAGGAGAAAGATGAATTCATTCAAGAAACTCGCATTGGGCATCGCTGCAGCCTTGTCCTTCGCAACCCTTTCTGCCATGCCGTCACAGGCTGCCGTAAACGCAGACACAATCTCAATTGATACAGCAGCAGATGCTGTATTTACTGGAGAGTCTGCTACAGCAGTAGTAACTGTTTCGTTCTTGGCACAAACAACATCAGATACAGTCACTGTGACTTCTTCTGTTACTAGCCTTCCAGTTGGGTCTGCATCACTTGCAACTCTTTCTGTACAGGAAACATCTAGTGCAGCAGTTGTCCTAGGCTCTGGTAATTATTCTGCTAATATTGCTTCAACAGCAAATACAGCAACATATGTAACTGCAAAGATCAAGGCTACAGTAGATGCTCCAAGCATCGCTGGTACTTATGTTTATAAGTTTACGCCTTCTCTAGGCACAGGTTCAACTGGTGGAGTTAACTCTGCAGCAGTTGTATGGACAGTAACTGTTACTGCTCCAGACACAAAGGCCTCTGCAGGAACATCAACTTCAATCCTTAATAAGGGTGAGACAATTTCTGCAACAGCAGACGTAGAAGTATTCGCTCCAAAGGCAACTGCTTCAGATGCAGTAGCAGTAATTGCTATTACACAGAAGAACGCAGCAGGTGCTTCAGCATCAGAATCTATGACAGCAATTGTCTCAGGTTCAGGTCTTATTGGAACTGGCTCAAACCATGCAACAATTTCTGCACAAGGTCGTGCACTTACGGTTGCTAATGGTCAGTACATCGGCGTATTTGCTGATAATACTTCAGGCGTTGGAACTGTAACAATTACATCTGCATCAGGCGTTGTCCTTGCAGTTGAAAAGATTACATTCTACGGAGACATTGCTTCAGTTGTTACAACAACTGCAAAGCCAGTTATTGCTACAGGTTCAAATGCCGATGTAGTTACAGCAGTTGCACTTGATGCAGCAGGCGTAACTGTTGGTGCAGGAACACTTTACGCAGTATCTGACTCAGCATCAGTCGTAAGCAACGCATACACTTCAGCAACAATCGTTGATGGTGTAGCAAAGTTTGCACTTACAGGTGTTACATCTGGAACTGCGGGTATCAAGGTTTCAACTGGATCAACAGCCACAACAGCAGGAGCGGTAGTTTCAAACACTGCATCTGTGCGTGTTGAAGGATCTGTTGCATCAGTCAAGATTGCTTTTGATAAGCCTGTATATGCTGCTGGTGAACTAGCAACAATTACAGTAACTCCTGTAGATGCTAAGGGACTTGTCCTTTCAGGTAAGACATTTGCTAACCTATTTGCAACTGGTGGGATCACTTCATCATACGCATTTGGTGCAGCAAGTGATTCACTTACAGCCGTATCCGTAACAACAGATGCTAATGGTATCAAGGTCTACAAGGTCTACATGCCACTTACAGATGTTGCTATCAAGGTAACTGCTACAGGTGGAACCTCACTTCCAACTGCTTCTCAGGTAGAAGTATCTGCTACAGCAAATGTTGTGACAGGCTCTGCTACAACCAACGCAGCAATTGCAGCACTTGTAGCACAGGTAACAGCAATGCAGACAATGTTTGATGCAATTAAGGCTGAGGCAGTTGCTGCCAAGGCTGCTGCTGATGCAAAGGCTATTGCTGATCGTGCTGCTTATGTAAAGCAGTACAATGCACTTGCAACAAAGTGGAACAAAAAGAATCCAAAGGCTAAGGTCGCACTTCTGAAGAAGTAACCTAATCCAACAATTAGGGGAGTCTAGAGATAGGCTCCCTTTTTTGTTGCATAAAATGATATAATAGCCTTAATAGTCATATCACCACTACGACTATAAGGAGTTAAATATTAAAAAGTTATTGAGAGTAGCACTGGTCTTATCCCTTGCTCTATTTCCCCTGCTTTTAATAATTGATAAAGCCCACGCAGCAGAAGGTTTAACTGCTCAAGTCTATAATGTGCTGGGACAAAATGGTTCTCCATACATACCCCAAGGAGCCTCTCCAGTCGTCACTACTAATGTACCCAACATTGACTTTCAGTGGGGTTCTGGCAGTGTCTTAGGTGGCCCTTCAGAGGATGTTATCGTACGATTTACGGGGTCAATTAGAAGCGATTCTACTCAAGACATATCATTTTTAGCAACAGCAGACGACGGAACAAAACTGTATGTTGATGGCATACTTGTAGCAAGTGACTGGGTAGACAAAGGTGGTGGAGGAACTACAACTGCCCCAATAGCCTTTACAGCAGGAGTCCCTAAAACAATAGAATTAATGTACTATGAAAATGGTGGTGGAGCAAACGTATTTTTAAACTGGGATCAATCTGGATCAATGCAGATCATTCCAGCATCAGCATTTACTTCACAAGCAGCACCAATAGTAAAAACAATAGGACCTCCAAGAAATTTAACAATCAGTAGTGGAGAAACATCAACAGTTTTAAGTTGGGAAGCACCAGACACTGGAAACACTCAACCAGAAAGATATGCAATTAGTTTTAATTGTACTGGGTGCAATGGCTGGGGAATTGCTACTGGAAATGTTGGCGGACCAAATTCATTAAATACAACAATTACAATTGATCATTCTTTGCTAAATGGACTTATGCCAGCAGGAACAGTCTGGTCATTTCATATTAGATCAGATAACGATACATTTGCCCTTTACTCTACAAATTCAAATGTTGTTACTGGTTCTACATATATAGCACCTGCTCCAGAGCCTTCCCCTACTCCGACTCCTAGTCCTTCTGAAACAGCAACCGTAACAACACCAACACCTGAAACAACAACTGTAACATCTCCTACGCCTGAAACAACAACAGTAACAACGCCTTCGCCCAGCGAAACATCAACAGTGACAACACCAACTGGACCAACTGAACAAGAAATTGCAGCAACAACTGCAGCGCAAGCAGCAGCGCAAGCAGCAGAAGCAGCAAGAATACAGGCAGAGACAGCAGCATTGATTGCAGCCCAGGCAGCAGCAGCCCAAGCGGAGGCTGAAAGAATTGCAGCACTTCAAGCAGCACAAGAAGCAGAAAGAATTAAAGCAGAAGCAGAGGCCCAAGCAGAGGCTGATCGTATAGAAGCCGAGATTGAAGCAGAAAGAATTCAGGCAGAGATAGAAGCCCAAGCAGAAGCAGATCGTATTGCAGCAGAAATTAAAGCAGCAGAAGAAAAAGCAGAAGCAGAGGCAAAGGCAGAGGCTGAACGCATAGAAGCAGAGCGCATAGCGGAAGAAGAAAGAGTTATTGCAGAGGCAGAGGCTGAGGCTGAGCGTATAGCAGCAGAAGAAGAGGCAATTGCAAAAGCAAAGGCAGAGGCAGAGGCTGAAGCCCTTGCAGAAGAAGAAAGAATTGCGGAAGAGGCAGAGGCAAAAGAATTAGAAGAAGCGTTGGCTGAAGAAGAAGCAGAACAAGAAGAGTTAAAAGAAATACTTGAAGAAGCCAAAGATGGAAAAGAATTAACTGAAGAACAAAAAGAGGTTGTGGTTGCAGCACTAATAGAAAATCTTAAGCCAGGAGAATCTATTTCTGCAGCAGAAGTTCAGGCATCTGGAGTATCTTATGCAGATCTTCCAGCAGAAACACCAATTGAACTAAGAACATCTGAATCTGGCGAGGTATTAATAATTACAGCAGAAGTTGCAGCAAATGTAGAATTAGTTCAAGATCCAGGAGCATTATTAGAAGCAGTATTTACTGATCCAGGGGCAGCCTTAGCAGCCATTGGAAGTATTGGTGCTGACATGACAGAAAGCGAAAGAGAAGAAGCAACAGATATGGTTGTAGCAACGGTTGTGGCGACAGGAGCAGCGATTAACGCAGCAGCAGTTGCAGCAGGAGGAGCAGCAGGAGGCTCTAGTGGCGGAGGAAGTTCTGGTGGAGGCTCAGGCAGCAATTCACCAGGTTCAAGAGGAGGAAGAAAATGGTAAGAGTAATAAAGAATATAATGAAAGACCTAGTAGATCAGGCATGGACTCTTCTTGGAATGTTTATTGCCTGGGTTGTTTTGGACGGTAGCGCAAAGACTATTGTTGGCTATGGAATTATGGCAACCCTTGGTCTTTGGATTATAACTAGTCCTATTAGAAATAGAGAGGAGTAAACATGAACAGTATCACAAACATTTGGAATATTCTGATGCGTATTGTTGCGGTATTTGCAGCAAATGCATTAGCAGTAATTGGTGCTGGTGCAATCGCAGGTATCTCAGTAGCAAAAGCAATGACAGTTGCAGGCCTTAGTGCAGTAGCAGTTGTTGTTGAGAAGTTGGCTCGTGCATTTATGGATGACGGCAGACTCACAAGAGATGAAATTAACGCAGCATTTTCTACCACAGATAAAAATGCAAAAACTGTACAAGATGAGGTAGTTGAAAAGCGCAGATCAAGATCAAAGACAGCATAATTAAGCATATTTGACCTTACTTGACACCCCTTCCTAGCCAATGGTATACTTGAGTATATCGGTTTGGGAGGGGTTTCTGCATGACTTGTATTGCTGTTGTACGCCATGAGGATAAAGTCTATATGGCTGGAGATCGTGGTGCATCAGACGATGGTACCATTCTAGCACTAGATGCCCCAAAAGTTTGGAAGATTGGCCCATACCTAATTGGATATGCTGGGTCTATGGATGGAGAGCGCATCCGCTATAACTTCAAACCTTCTGTTCCAAACATTAAAGATATTGATAAGTTTATGCAAACCAGATTTATTAAAGAACTAAAAGAATTCTATAATGAGTTTTGGGTTGACACATCTAAAGATGGAGACCTTGGTTTGATAGTTTGTGTTCGTGGTCAAATCTATGAGCACAGTTCTGCAGATATGTCTTTATCTAAATACACTCTTCCATACCTTGCTATGGGGTCTGGTGCGGAATATGCTTATGGAGTTTTATATGCAACAGATAAGCAAAAAAATGCAAGAAATAGAGTTGTTCAGGCAGTAAATGCGGCAATTAAATTTAATCCATCCTGTATGGGTCCAGTTGACGTAGTAAGTCTTTAGGGGTATAATTTTAATATGCACAAAGAAGATGATGTAGAAGATGCAGAGTTTGGTATCTGGCTAACAAGTGGTATTGAGCGGGGATGGATTTCAGATCCATACTGTAATACCCATGATGGTGGATACGAATACATGAATGAAGAAGAAAAACAAGAATGGGAAGACGGTGGCGACCCATGTTGTCATGTAGTCCGTCTAATGATATAAGGAGAAAAAATGAAAAAAGCAGTATTAGCAGTATTGGTGGTTTTTGGATTAGTTAGCGTTGGATTTGTTCCAGCAGTTAATGCTTCAGAACCACAAACAATTGCAATCATTGATTCAGCAATTGATTCATCAAAACTGTCAAATGTAGTTCATGAGGTTTGTTTTACTCTTGCTACATGTCCTAATGGTCAAACATTGAGCGACTCACAGGGAAGTTATTCTTACTCAGAAGGTAAGGGAACTGCAGCAATTCAAGATTTTAAAATCAAGGGTGCTGATCACGGCTTTAACATGGCAAAAATTGCAACAGTAATTAATCCCAATGTTAGAATTGTGTTTATTCGTATTTCTGATGAAAAGGTTTATGATACATTTTCAATGATTCGTAATGATGGTGGATCTTTGGCTCGTGCTTTGGCGTGGGTATCAAACAACTCATCTAAGTTTAATATCAAGGCAGTGTCTATTAGTCAGTCTAGAAGTAACTTCGCAGTAGGTACTTGCCCAACAGACACTTTGTTTGAGTCTTCTGTTGCAACCTTAAAGACAAAAAATATTGCAACCTTTGTAGCAACAGGTAACGATTCAAAGAAAAACCATATTGGTTTTCCTGCTTGTGTAAAGGGAGTATATTCTGTTGCAGGTGCTACTGCTGACGGGGTAGTGGTTAAAAATAGCAATATAAATGACACAACAAGCATTGTCTCTAGAGTATGCGCTAACTTTGTTGGAACAGCATGCTTGAAGGTTCAAGATTATCGTGGCAATATGACTGCTATGAGTGGTACTTCGGTTGCTACTGTTGTAGCAGCATCTCTTGCAGTAACAAAAATTAAAAATGAGTCTTGGGATGTATTCCTAAGTTCATTGCCAAAAGCAGGAAAATATCCTTCGCTTTTAAATTAGTAGGTTTTGGTCTGTAACTCAGTTGGTAGAGTGCCGAACTGTTAATTCGGAAGTCGTAGGATCGAGGCCTACCAGACCAGCCAAGTCTCCATCGTCTAGGGGCCTAGGACGTTGCCCTTTCACGGCAATAACACGGGTTCAAATCCCGTTGGAGACACAATGCGAATATTGCATAGTGGTAGTGCGTAACCTTGCCAAGGTTAATGTGCGGGTTCAATTCCCGCTATTCGCTCAAATAAAAGTGGTATAATAAAACTATATAACTTAGGAGTAATTAATGGCTACTACAATATTTCCTACACCTAGCGCAGGTCGTACTACTGCCCCGACTTTACAATCCACTATAACTTCGTCACAAACTGTTGATATCCCTGCTGGAGTAGATACAGTATTTTTTATTGCAATAGGTGGTGGCGGTGCTGGATCAAACGGAACATCATACGGAGGCTCTGGCGCAGGTGGTGGTGGAGGCGGTAGTGGTTTTGTAAATATAGGAAGTATTAATGGTATAAGTGTTAGTGGTAAATTGCCAATAGTTATCGGCGCAGGCGGTGCCATCAATGGCGGATTGGGTGGAACAACCTACGTTGGACAGTCAACAATGGGCTACGCTGCAGTTGGCGGAGCAGGTGGACAAGGTGGAGAAGGATATCCAGGTCCATTTGATGGCGCAGGTGGTGCTGGTCAAAGCGGTGGTGGTGGTGGTAGTAGTGCTGGCGGAGCAAATGGTCTAGATGGATCAGGCTCTTACTCACGCGGAAGAATTTCTTATGGACAAGGAATGGGTAATCCCTATATAACTTTTAAAGTTCCTGGTGGAGGTGGTGGAGGTGGTGCCAATAACGGCGGTGGCGCTGGCTCTACCGCAGGAACTACTTCATCAGGCGGTCAAGGCGGAGGATCAAATTCTTCGGGCGTTGCTGGAGTTCGTGGTCAAGGCGGTGGTGGTGGTCATGGCAATAGCAGCGGCGGCTACAATGGTGGCTCGGGCGGTGCTGGCGTTGTTTATCTTTATTATTAAAAAGGAGATTTAAATATGGGAAATAGCCAGATACCTGCAGCAAGCATTAGTGTTGCTCCAACTTTACGAACAGCAGTTACATCAACAAATGCTTCTTACTCTATTGGTCAAATTGCTTGTTGGGTTGCAGTAGTTGGAGGCGGTGGAGGCGGCGGTAAGGGCGCATCAACTTCTTCATCTACATACGGAGGCGGCGGTGGTGGTGGTGGCTCGGGAGCCAAAACATCATTTGGGCTTTATGTAAATTATGTGTCAACAGTAAATATTACAGTAGGTGCAGGTGGAACTGGAGGAACGGTTTCAAGTGGAGGAACTGGTGGTACAACCTCAGTAGTATTTACAAATGGAACAATTACCTCACTTGGTGGTAATGGTGGCGCTGCTGGCTCAACAGGAACTGGTGGTGTTGGTGGATCTAGTCCAGGCGCTGGAGGCTCTGGCGCAGGCGGTGGCGGTGGCGGTGGCCTTACTTCAGGTGCTGGTGGAACTGGCGGTCAAGGCGGATCACAAGGTTATGGCGGTGCAAATGGGTCAACAGGTGGTAACAGTGGTGGCGCTGGCGGTAGCGCTGGCTCAGGAACGGCTCCCTATTCTACTTTTCCTCAAACTGCAGGCGGTGGTGGCGGTGGAGGCGGGGCTGGCTCAACAGGAACTGCTGGATCTGGGCAAATAGGTGGAACTCAAGAGTGGGGATCAGGAGGAACTGGTGGAAATGGTGGAGCACCAAATGTTTCGGGAAGTGTCGGAGCCGCAGGAACTGGATATGGAAATGGTGGCGCTGGCGGTGGCGGAGCAGGTGGCGGAACAGGTACAGGAGGCAATGGTGGAGCAGGAGCAACTGGAGCAGTACTCATTTACTGGTGAGTTACCCGATCCTAATGAAATGCAATATAAAATGTATGCAGTTCTTAGTAATGGAATAGTCCAAGGATACACCTGGGATAATTCTTCAAAAGAAGGTTTAGAGTTTATATTAATGACTTTTGATAATTCACCTGCATATGTTGGTGGAAAATACAAAAATGGAAAGTTTACAGAAAGGTAGAAAATGGCTAATTACGCAGTAATTGAAAACAATAAAGTTATTAATGTTATTGTTGCAGATACTAAAGAAATTGCAGAAGAACTAACTGGTCTAACTTGCGTTGAATCTACATCTGAGAATCCAGCCTATATTAGACTAGGTTTTGATGGCACAGAATTTGAAAAACCAACAGTAACCGAATAAATTATTTATTTATAAGTGTGGGCTACACTTTTCAAAACCTTTGATATAATAGTACATAGGTCGCCTTATGGGGCCTATTAACTTATTCGCTTGAAAGGGGAATAAAATGGTAACACAGTTCGCAATGGATCTTTTTAATGATCCTTTTTTTATTGGCTTTAACAGAGAGTTAGGCCGTTTGAATACCGCACATAAAGTAAATTCACAATCATATCCACCTTACGATCTTCTGAAACTAGATGAAGATACATATCGTTTATCTATTGCAATAGCAGGATTTTCAAAAGATGATATTGACGTATTAGTTGACAATGGAACTCTTATTATTAAGGGTGAGATTACAGAAGTTGTAGATGCTGAAGTTGTTCACAAAGGAATTGCTGGGCGCAAGTTTGTTCGCTCCTTTGCACTTGGTGAATACATGGAAGTTACTGATGCAGAACTTAAGGATGGTATGCTCAATGTAAGCATTGATCGTATTGTTCCTGAAGAAAAGAAACCAAAAACAATCAAAATCAAGTAGTACAATGTTAGTGTCCCCACACAGGACCTTAGAGATGGTTTAGTTACCCATTTATATGACCGTGGCTATTGTGCCTGGAATACCTGTGTGGGGCATTACATTTAGGTGTATAATTATAAAACCATGTCAGAAAAAGAATTGGCAGTTTATAATAAACAGCAATTCAAACAGCGTCTGAAAGAAATCAAAGAGGCTAGTGGGTGTGTTGACTGCGGAGAATGTAATCATATAGTTTTAGATTTTGATCACTTGCATAATAAAAAATATAATATATCTAGAATGATTCATGATGGATTTTCGTGGGCAGCAATAAAAAAAGAAATAGCAAAATGTGAAGTAGTATGTGCAAACTGTCATAGGATAAGAACTCACAATAGATTGACAAGCAAGACTGCTTGATGCTATAATTGAAATACTAACTTTAGGAGGTTATATATGGCTGTCAAAGGCTCAGTAGAAGCAATCATTGAGGTTGCAAAGAAAGAAGTTGGAACCATTGAAGGTCCCAAGGATAATGAAACAAAGTATGGAAAATGGACTGGAATGAATTTTCAGCCATGGTGCCAATCATTTGTTTCTTGGTGTGCATTTACATCTGGATTAGATGCAAAGAAGTATCCAAAGTCTGCATCAACAGTAGCAGCATCAGATTGGTTTAAGAAGAATAATCGTTGGGCAGATGCTCGTAATGATGATCCAACACCAGGAGACTGGATTTATTTTGATTTCCCAGAAGATGGTGTAAATCGTATTTCACACGTTGGTATTTGCATTAAGAATAACGGAGATGGAACCATTCAAGTTATTGAAGGAAATACTTCAGGAACTGCAAAGGGAGATCAACGCAACGGCGGAATGTGCGTAGAAAAAACTCGTGCATATGTCAAGAACAACAAGAAGAAGTTAATTAATGGCATTGTTGGCTGGGGTCGCCCAGTATATGCTGGAGAAGAAGGAGTTGCATTGCTCTCAAAAGGGGCAGCAGTAATTCCTGCAGCAGCAGCCAAGAAGACTACAACAACTAAGGCATTGAAGAATAAGTAATGCCAGCATACGAATATAAATGTACTGGTGTCTGTGAAGGCACAG